CAGAGGAACCACACCAAGTATTGAGGACCGAAGATTGCTACCAGTGCAGAGGTCATGCCAGCATACTTGCCAGATGATCCCATAGCATAAGCAGCAACCATTGCCACCAGAGAGGCAGGTATAAGCATCCCAGGCGTTGCTGCGTTGAGATACTCCATGACTGGTCCTTTCACCAGTCCTACGACCCCTCCGAGGGCAAGGACAAGTGTAGCAATGATGGCAAACTTACCATCCAACCACTTGCCCCACTTCCAATCCTTGAACACAATAGAATAGTAGATTGCCATTCCAAGGAACCAAGGGAAGAAGAAGATTGCACCACCTTTACCTGTATTCAATAGAAGAATCACAGTAGCAATCAGTGGTGCCCATCCAGTGAGAGCACGTCGCCAGTTGAACTCACGAACATACTCTAGATTAGGAACAACAGATGATGCAGGAACCTTAGTAAAGATATACCACCATGTGTATGCCAAGGTGATAAGCAAAGGAACAATAGTATATCCAAGGAAAGTTCCATAGGATATACCCATCACTGCCATAGGTAAGACAACTGTCTTCTCTAATGGAGACCACCAGTAGTAATGATGGACTGATAGGTAATCAATCACACCAAAATCAGAACGGCGTTCTTTATCTCGTGGTGCAATACCATCCAAGAGTGGTGCAGACAATGCTACACGTCCAGGGATGGGGAGGATACCTCCAAGTAAGGAAGTAATGATAACCAGGATACGATTATCTGTAATATACTTCCTTGCTAAAGAATAAATATCCTCCAACGCAGAATACTCACGGATGAAACCACCCAAGATCATAATACCAAAGATGTAACCCATATAGAGTTCATTCTTTGCAATAGATTCAAGGGTGGTTTGGATCATAATGTAAGTTAGAATAAGTCGAACTCAAGTTTGTCAATTAGGATAGCATAATCCTCATCGGGATTACCATAGAAATCAACACCTTTTTCCTCGTAGTGTCTATAGACCTTTTGGAAAATATTAGGGTACTCGGTGTCGAGATCTACGTCTCCAGTAACTGCTGAACGTAGAACGTCCGTTACAGGAGAAAACTTTTGTACTGTAGTCATAGTTATCCTAAGCGATGTACAATATCCCCCTAAGGGGAACGGGTCAGGAGGGATTTGAACCCCCGACCAACGCATTAGAAGTGCGATGCTCTATCCACTGAGCTACTGACCCCTGTGATATTGTTTATCTGAGAAGAAAGAACCGTGGCATCATCATACCTTCCCTCAGCAAGAAGGTCTTGAAGTTTGTCAATGTAACTATCGAGTGGTGACTTCATATTGAAGTCGTCGAAGAAACGAAAACTGCCCATGGTGATTCCTCTTGACTACCCTGTCAGTATAGCAGGGTGGTTGGTCTGCTGTCAAGCACATGTGCCAGTTCCGAAATAGTCCTTACGCATGTATCGACCGAGGATATTGCTGTTGTAGTAAGCAGGCGTTCCATCGTTCATTGCCTCCGTAAGGACGTTGTTGATAAAAAGTTGTCGGGTCTCTTCGTAGTTTGTCTGACCCTTGGTTGTATGTAGGCTGATTATATGTCGCTGAAAGGCAGGTTTTCCGTACAAGCGAACATCGGCACGTATTTCATCAGAGCTGCCGTAATATTTTCTCCAGTCACTTTCACTTCTAACTCTCCTACTTTTACCTGGAGGCTTTCTAAATGACCAGAAGTATTTTCTTCCGATATATTTTCTGTTGGTTTGGGTATTTGTAATGCAGTAAACAAACCCAAAGTTGTCCCCAATAAGACTCCCCCCAAAAGGGGTTTCATTATATGTCCATGGATTTTCATAATCAATCTCCGTTGTCATCAATGTCAGAGTAATACTTATCAGTATCTATGTATGACTCTGTATCTGAGTACACTTCTGATTTCAACTCACTCAACTTCAGATTTCAACTCACTCAGAATAATTTCTAAGTCTCTGACAAGGACCTTTAGATGATCTCTATTCATCTCTGAACCCCACAGTGTTAGTTTACTTGGAATATCTATATCTGTCAATCCCGAAACTCCTGCAGAGCGTCTAGGATGCGGTTCATGGCATCATGTCCACCCTGGTGCCATTCCTCTGACATCTCCTCATACTCGCCTTCGTAGAGGGCAGTCTTGTACTTGTAGATACGTGCTTGCAAGTCGATTTTGTTCATTGGATTCCTTGGCATATTACAGTATGCATCGTAGCACTATGTACACAAAAAAGCACCCCCTAAGGAGGTGCTGTATCTTGATCTCAAGATTTTACTATCTACTTGCTGTAGGTCTTACCGCGATAGCAGAAGGTTCCATGAGTCTCCTTAGACTCTACACAACGTGTACTATACTCAACACCACGATATGAGGTGTGAAGAATTTGTGCGTTGTGCAATGCAGATGCCTTATTGATCTGCTTCTTGATCAGATTGAGTGTGTTCATTGTGGTACTCCTGAAGTTAGGGTGGTTTATTCCCCCGTTCCTTCAGTCGTTTGCGTCCCAATAACATTCAGGATTTGATTCCTTCATGACCTCAACCAATTCAATCTTTGACTCAGTGTCAAGATCTTTGTACTTTCGCATCCGCAATATAATTGCGTCTGTCTGAGCACAGGTGAGGGTTGTATACAGAAGTATTTCAATCATGGGATGAACGCTCCGTTCCGCGACTTACTTGCGTCCCCGAAGGGATGAACGTAATGTCGTAGCAAATTGCTACGTTACTATTTATAATAGTATGTGTTAGTTTGCTGTTCTATCTACGATAGAGACAACACCGTGAGCATAGAAGAAGAGTAGAACCCCTCCTATCGATGCTGACACCAGTGTAGCAGTTCTATTGTGGTTGTCAATAGCCCGATCAATCAGTCTTAGAACTTCCCTCTTCTGGTTGGCACTCAGAGCGTCTAGACTCTTGTCTCCTAGCGTACTCTTTGTCCCAAACCATGTCCCAACCTGGTTCCGAACCCGATTCATTGTGTGTGTCCAGAAGTTCATTGTATACCTTGTCTAACCATTCTGTACTAGAGAGCAAATCCTGCGAAGGAATTTGCTTCGACATCTTGTTTGATTCCTCCGACGATGTATGATTCAATCTCCGTCTCCTGTGGTGCATTTTGTTGACCCTTAGAGTTCAACCAATGCTCTGTCCAGGGCAGTGGATTACTCTTTGCAGGTACATTATAGATAGGCTTCAAACCAATCGCTTTCATACGACGGTTAGCAATCCACTCAACATATTGTGACAATAGTCTGTCATTGAGACCAATCATCGAACCATCTTTGAACAGATATTCTGCCCATGCCTTCTCTTCATCAACAGTCTTGACAAACATTTTGATGACATTCTCTTCCTCTTCCAATGCAATTTGCTGCATCTCAGGATCATCACCATCACGCCAGTTTTTTAGAATGTTCTGAGTGATATTCAGGTGCTGACTCTCATCTCTTGCAATAAGAGATAGAATTTTTGCAGACCCTTCCATAAGTTTGAGTTCACCAAAGGCAAAACTACAAGCAAATGAAACGTAGAATCTGATTCCTTCTAGAATGTTTACATTAGCAACTGCTCTGTAAAGTTTACGCTTCAGTTCGCGTCGATCATACTGTCCTGCATAGTGACCATCCTTTGCAAGTTCCCACATGGATCCAGTGTCATACTGATGAGCATGATTGATGAAATCATCATAGGATTCGGTGACACTAGTAGACCTGTCAATAATCTTTTCATCATCCAGAATGGTGTCAAAGACATCCTCAGGATTAGAGTAAACGTTCTTGATAATGTATGTGTAAGAGCGACTATGGATCATCTCCATAAACTCCCATACATTCATGCACGCCTCTAGTTCGGGTAGTGAACAATAAGGGATAAAAGCCATCCCAGGACCACGCCCTTGTACAGAATCCAGCATGATCTGGTACTTGAGGTTGGACGTGAATATATGGCGCTGTTCAGGAGTGAGTTGAGCATAGTCTGCACGATCTTTTTGAAGGGAGACCTCCTCTGGTCTCCAGAAATAACCTAGTTGTTGCTGTGTGAGACGATCAAAGATAGGATACTTGAACGTNTCATACCTTTGGACTCCCAANGGTTGACCAAAAAACATTGGTTGCTTCTTGGTATTTACTTTTTCTTTGTTGAATACTGTCATTCCTTTTACTTCAGACTTTGCAGCTGTCACAATCTTCCTCCTCGGTTTCTAGTAATTCTTGAATCAATGTTTCAATATCGTCACCATCTTTCTTAGCATCATACGTGTTTTGGTAATACGAAGTCTTCCATCCATACTTGTAGGTAGTGAGGAAATCGTTTGCCATCACAGACACAGGTACTTCATTGTCAGGATATTGCTCTGGATTATAACTCCAGTTACCTGAGATTGCCTGGTCAAAGAACTTTTGAATCACCGCGACGATCTCAATATACCCTTTGTTCGACTCCATGTCCCAAAGAAGAGTGTAATTATTCTTGAGACTATTGTACTGAGGAACAATTTGCTTGAGCGGTCCTTTCTTTGATTTCTTGATGGACAAGTAGTCGCGAGGAGGCTCGATTCCATTGGTAGCGTTTGACACAACGGAACTGCTCTCCGAAGGCATCTGTGCGGACAGTGTGCTGTGTCGTAATCCGTAGGTTGTGATATCCGACCTAAGACTATCCCAATCATAGTTGTATTCTGGAGAAACTAAAACATCAACATCCTTCTTATATGAATCAATAGGAAGAACGCCGTCTGAATATTTAGTCCTATCGAAATCTTGACATGGACCTTTCTCCTGAGCAATTTTATTAGATGCTCTCAGCAAATAATATTGGAACGCTTCTGTCAGATCATGTACCTCAGACAATGCTTCCTGAGCACTGTACTTGAGACCACGCTTGGCAAGGTAGTGTGCCAAACCAATGTATCCAATGCCCAGAGAACGCCTTGCAAGGGTGCTACGGCGTGCAGCATCGACTGGATAATCCTGGTAGTCAATCAACTCCTCTAGACCCCTCACAGCGAGGTCACAGAGCGATTCCATTTCATCGATGGACTTCAGTTTTCCTACGTTGATTGCAGAAAGAATNCACAAAGCAATCTCACCTGCATCATCATTGATATGATTGATAGGATCAGTAGGAAGAGTGATCTCCTGACAAAGATTACTCATGTTCACCTTATCCTTGAAGGACGAATGACTATTGCAGTGGTCGATGTTCATAAGATACAACCGACCTGTCTCTGCTCTCTCCTTCAGGAGACTAAGAACTAGTTCCTGTGCCCCGATAGTCTTTCTTGGAACAGACTGATCTGATTCATAGTCCACATAGCAAGCGTCAAATGAATCAGTACCAAAAGCATCATAGAGACCTGGTACGTCATTCGGTGAGAATAAGCTAATCTCTCCATTCGCAATGAAACGTTCGTAGAAAATCTTTGATAGTTGGATGGAGTAGTCAAGTTTGCGTACCCGATTGTCTTCTGTGCCTTTGTTGTTCTTGAGAACAATAATATCTTCTATTTCTGAGTGCCAGATTGGGAAGTGTACTGTAGCCGATCCACCGCGAATGCCATTTTGAGTACAACATCTGACAGTGCTTTCAAATTTTTTGAGGAATGGAATAACACCTGTGTGCTGGACTTCTCCACCTCTGATTTTACTGTTGATGCCACGGATTCTACCTGCGTTGATACCGATTCCTGCACGTTGAGCAACATAGTAGCCAATCGCCATGTCACTAGAAAAGATACTATCGAGGGTGTCATCGACATCAACAAGAACACAGCTAGCAAACTGTCG